ACAACGTAGATTACTACTCTTCCGTTTGCACAAGGTTGGGAATAAGAATTCGGGTGGACGGAATGAACCTGTGATCTCAGAGCAAATTGAGTATTCACAAATGGGATTCTGAACGTGGCCTTAATAGTGCCGGACACATTCACGATCTCCGTTAGATAATTAGAAGAAGTGAAGTTGTCGACAGTGAAGGTAGGAAACAGTTGATCACCAGTTGAGAAATCATTGCTCGGGAACCACGAAAGTCCAAGAGCCATCTTCGAGAATGCTTGTGCGACGACTTCGACTGTTACGACGAGATCGCCTCTCCAGAAAGTGAAAGCAGAATTGACGTAACTTGCGTATGTATTGTACTCCGAGCCAGGGGAACCATCCAGGAACGTTTCATCTGGAACTCCGACGTTCCACGGCGCAACGCCCCACTGCATCACTACAGAATTGGGAGTGGCAGAAGTGTGAATTGGCGTGACAACTTGCAGTTGAGGAATCGAGCAGATATAGGGAATACTCATCTCGGCAGGATCGATCCATTGATTCGGACCGAACGGAGAGACAGCATTGTCTGCGAGAATTCCTAGATGTACTGCTTCGTTTCCACCAGAGGCCAGATTCAAGTTCTTCCATCTGTTGTAGATCGGTGTTGTAAGCTTGTTGAGTAGAGGCTTGTCCAGATTGTACTTCTGGAGAACGGCTGCAGCGGCTGTCAGGAACACGGTGGCTCCGATGCCGATTGGTGCATACGCTCCCATGAAGGGTGTAACAGCTCCAGTCACAGCGGCGAGAGATTTAGTCACTCCTGACCATCGTCCCTCCTTCACTGCTTCCTTCGCTTCGGCTTGTCCTCTTGTCGTGTACTGCTTACGAACCGTCTCAGGCGGAGGTGCTTTGTATCCAGGCGCTCGAGTGAACTCGAGAGCGTTCAGCGTGTACTTCACAGTCTTTTCCTCCTCTTCGATAGCGACAGAGTAGGGAGGCCCTAATCGTTGAGCGTTGGAAACGAGTCCATAGAGATGTCCAAGTGGCGCAATAGCTGGCTGAATATCAGGATTACTCAGGAAGCCTTGATACTGAGGGCGGGTGAAGCCACCAGTCACGAAGGCAGAACCGATATCGATATTCTCCATAAGCGTGAAGGGCACCACGGAACACGAATCCGTCGGGAGCTCTGTGATGAGAGGCGCGATAACGTAGATGGCGACTAGACCATTAGTAGTGAAGAGACCGGTAGGCCCGTCCGAATGAGCATACGGATTGGCAGTAGACCAGTCTATCGAGTAAGATCGAGAGAGATCGAAGAATCGTTGAGGAAGGATACAGGGAATATCGAGTTCGTAGACGGCGTTGTCCGTCGGATAGATGTCGATGCCGATCTGGATTCCAGTCACGGTAGGAAGGCTCACACTGAAAGGTGTTGAGAACGTTCCGACACGGTTGGGAGGGATCCATACAGCACGAAGCTTTCCACCGAAGAAGGCATTGCCAGTCACTTGAAACCGTACTTTGACCGTAGATCGTAGATACTGAAAACCATCGAGCTTATTCCAAGAGAGAGAGTTAGAAAGCGAGTTACGAAGGGGATCGAAGACTCCGAGCACTGCGCCGACTTGAGATGAGGTTGTCCATTGTAAGGCACCTACTCGAATCGGACGGGCAAGGAAATGCTTGATATCCTGATGAACTACTTCCACCTCTGTCTGGGACATGTTCGCTACTGTGGTCTCAGAATGAGATTCCGGAGCGTCAAAGAAAGTTACCTGTTCCTGTTGCATCGTTGAGTCGGGTCCGACCGGATTTGTAGTCTGGCCGAGCTCTTCATGGACGGACGTTGAAGCGATTGAGGGGTTCGTTGGGGCAGTTGAGTCGTTGGCATTACTGTTGTTAGTGTGGCAATTTACAACGAAGAGATAGACACTACGCTCTCTCCGAGAAACCAGGAAGCTGTTGTTCTTCCACTTGCAGCACATGAATGTAGTCTCCTTTGTTAATAACTACACTCGGGGTGAATGAGGTTGCAATCCTCTGCGATCACACAAGTGGGGGAAGGCACATGGAAAAATGACATGAGAGAAACTTAAACGAGAAAACTAGAAAGGTTATTAATAGTCGAAAGCTCGGCCAAGCTTCGTTTTTGGATTTTCTTTTTGTAAATGTTTTTGTGATTTTGTGTTTCGGATTATATGAGGTTAAACATAGGCAATGAAACACAATCTCACGAGAATATTATGCAAAAGATTATCCAAATGAAAGGCATTAAGGCAGGTGGATTCAGTCCCTTTCGGGCTGCTTGAAGAGTCCAGCACAGTAGTGTACGGATGACTCGTCTCGCAGCTCCGTCAGGGCGTCTTCGGAGAGGAATTCGAGTATTACTCCCTCCTCCACAGCGCGGCGCTTGATTGCATGCATGGTATCATCGTAGAGATCGATCGGATAGAACGAGAGCTCTCTCTGAACCGAATGCACAAGAGCCGTCAGGGCTGTGTGGGAGTCGGGAGTCTTCCTCTGCCATTGTATCATGTTGATTATCGTGGTGTAGTCGAGTGGAGCTGAGTAGACTTGACGGATAGGTGAAGGAACGAAGCGACGTTTCAGAAACGTAACATCTTCGTGAGCGGTGTAAGCTTCTCTGAAGCAACCGTCCTTCTCCATTCCCGTGTAAGTGATGTCGTACTCAGCGAGCTTATTGGAAAGCGTCATCGAATCGATCAGACCAGTCATTGTCGCATCGAGACTTAGGCAGTTATCATCTCCGTAGATGGTGAGGGTGAATGGCACTTCGGGGCATATTTCACGAAGAGCGGATCGCATGATTAGAGAGTTAGCGAGACAGTTGATAGTGGTAGTGAGGGCGTTTCCAGAAGGATTGCCCCAGTCGAGATCGTATGTTATCGTCCCACACAGATGGCGTCTGTGCGTGATGACCGATCGCAGCTTGTTCATCCACAGTTCGTTCGTCATTGCTACTCCTCCGATCACGGTCAGTTCCTCTCGATACTTGGGGTACCGGCGGAACGTCCACTCAAACATGATGTCGAAGCACGCATTCAGGATGTTGGTAGGGATTCGTTTGTCAAACTTAGAGAAGTCTCCGTTGATCACGAGAGAATCTTCGAAGTCCACTGGGGACTTAAAGACTCGATCTGCGATCTTCGTCCACTCCTCCTCGTTGTATGGATTGACTCCGAAGGCGTATTCGCCTGCACGCATGAATGACTTCATCATGTTCGTCTGAAAGGGTCCGTAGAAGACCTTCAGCAAGATGTTGATGATGAAGTTACCCACGTTGAAGACTCTTGGCGCGTAGATCTTGTGAGACACACGCAACTCGTCCTTCAGAGTATCGACAAACAGGAACTTCTCATCGTTGGCGAGCATAAGGCATGTTCGTGCCAGTTCATCACTTCCGAGATCAGTCCAGGTTCTCTTTCCTCTAGCATCTGAGACAATGAAATCTCTCTTTCCAGGCTTGCCCGGAAGGGTCTTCTTGACGGCGTACGTGGTGTATGGCCATCCAGGAGACGTATCGAGATCCACTGCTTCGAGCGGGAGGCCACTTCGGGTGACTCCATGCAGAACTTCGTCGATTGTGTAAGGTCGTCTATCCTCTCGGTTGAGAAGAGAGAAGGCCTCGACGTGTTCCCACACTTCGTCGACCAGTCCGTGGATCGGCATGTCGAGAGACGGCTTGAGGTTCTTCGTGACCATCTCTGCGAGTGGTGATGGGTGGTTGGCGGTAGGTCCCAGCTGGGCTGGTTCCTTGGTGGTCGGGAAAAGACCGTAGAAAGGGGTAGGCAGTAAGGCAGTCTTCGTCGACAATCGAACAGTGTTCTCAATTGGGATTGTGACGAAGTCGATGCCCGTCTTCTTGAAGTACTCCTCTCCTCGATCGATTCGTTCGGCGAGCATGTTCTCTGCGTAGAGTCTGGGCGTCCTCTTCGCTCCTTCTTTCACGAGTTCTGAGAGAGTAGTGAGATTCTCATCCTTCATAGTCTCATGAATGGATGGAATTGGAATGAAGATGACACTCGTTGGCATGAGCTTGCGCGATGTGTTCAGGCTTGCGTTGATGATTCCGACGATTTTTACGTCGCCGTGTGCATCAGCCCAAACAACCGGCGAGCCACAGAGTCCAACAGCAGAGAATCCGTTGCAGCGGATGTTGAGGTCGGTGTAATGCAGTTCGTCG